CTTACCTCATCCTCTACAATATCGCTCGGTGTATCTACTAAGCAATAAACAAGGTAGGCTTTTCGTCTTCCTGTAAGCTCCATGTATCCCTGAAGCTGGTAATAGTAGTCCTTGTTCGGTATGTCTTTCTTAAACCACGGAAAGGTTGTTGCATCATAGCTGCTCTTTACATCAAGTACAAAATCGTCATTTAGTACGTCAGGGGTTCCAGTCAAGTATTCATTCTCGTAAAACTCCTCGTTCTTTGACATTGCGCCCATCTTCAAAACCTCCTCAGCAAGCTCAATGCTTGCATCTTCAACAGCTATACCCTTATCAATGGCTTTGCTCCATACATCTTTGCTATATCCGTACATATTTTCGATTGCATAATCCTCTAAATAGCCTTGACAGGTCTTGCTTAATTGCCCTTTTGTACGGCTGTTAGGCATTATCTTACCAATTGCCGAGCATCTTATCTTAAACTCTTTCATATCCTTTGCTTTTTAATTCGTAAATAACATCTAACCAATAAACTTTTAGTTCGTGTTTTGCTTCGCAATTAGCTTTTATATATCTCGCGCATATTATTGCTATTTCTTGCGCATTTTCTTCTGATGAAGTTATGCCATCGTGCGCCAAACCAATAAAGACGTCAACTAATTGTTTTGCTTTTTCCCTTGCCTTAATCATAGTTGCTCTATTTGTTTAGGAGTTAATGCATAATTTTCTTTGAGTTTCTCTGCCGTGTACTCTCCGTTGGCAATCATTTCTAAGGCAGCCTTGAAGTTAGCAGCGTTAAGCTTCTTTTTCTCTTTCGTCTTTCCGTGAGTATTCGTAGAATCAGCATCCTTTGTATCGTCAATTAAGAATAATCCGTTGAGTGCGTACTTTCTTGCGTAACTGGAGGAGGAGCCAAAGCTCTGAGCAATGTCCATTCCTTTACGATTGATGTCAATTCCAGCCTGTGCCTTTACCGCTTGTACTTTATTACCGTCGGTAATAATTGCAGTCGATTCGACATACATACCGCCAGCGGCTTCCTTAACCTCATCGGTAAGATTCAATACCAAACCATTGAGTAAAGGCTTTACAGCCTCCATAATGTCCTCGCATGAGCGATATTTGTACTTGCCAAAACTATTATACTGATTCTTTGGCGCTTTCAGTTGTTGTTGGATTTCTCCAAGCCTTTCGATTAATTTATTCATAACGTGTTTATTGATTTTGGTTTATAAATTTCTGCGCTTGTTCATAATGCGCAACATAGCGACTAAAATTAAAGTAACTTGCTCTGAGTTCTCTTGCTCCTTTATAGTTTCCAATAGATGATTCTTGAATGGCTTCATGCCAAAACGCTTCTTTGTAGGCTATTGCTTTTGCAAAAGTTAAATCAAATAGCCATTCGTCTCCGATGCGCTCGTTGATTATTTCTCTGCCTTGAATTTTGATTGATAAGATTCCAGCGGTCGCCGAAACCTCAATTGGTTTTCCTTTCATAATACGATTTTAATTGTTAGTGATATAAAATTAATAAAATATTCTTTAAATAAAAATTATTCTTTTAATACTTTCGTCTTTTGCTTGTACTCCTCAATAATATCTCGCAGCTCCTCCCTTGAATATTTTATAGTCTCATGAGCCTTTGCATGTAATTCAATTAATTCATCTGCTCCGATTCTCTCCTGTATTCCGATTTGATAATTTAAAAGATTAGCATGAAGATGCTGATTGCAATACACGCATTGTCCGTGAACATTGCTCTCATCAAATGTTACCGCTTTGTGCGTTCCGCTACTGAAATAATGCCCAGCATCAAACTTGTGACCTAAAGGCTGACCGCAAGAAATACACGGTTTTTTTTTATCTCGTTCCCTGATGTATGTATTGAAATACTTTTGCGCTTTCTTCATTAAACTCTGTACGGTTTCAAGCTTTTCTTTTAATTCTTTTTTTTCTTTCTTCCAATTCTTGACCTTTGCAGTTTCTACCCATACCTTAACGCATTCCGACTTAAAGCAATATTTTTGATTAAAGTGCTTGGCTTCAAATTTATCTTTGCAGTTTTTACAACGCGGCATCGTCTTTTTGAAATATGTAAACTTCTTCTACGTTACAATCTATGTTAGTGCATAAGTGTACGTTTATTACCCCTTCGCCTTCTAAGTTAAAGTCTTCGTATTCGTGCTGCTCTTTCCATTTTATTGGCTCTGTGCATTGTGGGCATTTCATAATTCTAATTTAGCATCGTTAATAATTTCTTTTAGCTTGTCTATTTCGTGTTTATGTTCTGCAATAATCAATTGATTTCTAAGATTAGCTTTGCACTCCATGTGATACTCTTGCTCAAATTCTAAAAACACGTTATGAAAATGCTTAATATCCTCTGCGCTTTCTTTCATTGAATTAATCAAATCCTTTCTTCCTGGATGTTTTTCTTCAAGCTCCTCTATGCTTTCCTTGAATTTGATTAGAACCGTCTTTAGGTTAATCTTGGCTTTTAGTATTTCTAAGGTGTTCATATTAAAACAATTTAGGATGTATTTGTTGTATTCGTCTTTCTGCAATGTCGCAATATTCTTTTGATATTTCGCTACCTATGTAATTACGATTGTTTAGCATCGCCATCTTTGCAGTTGTTCCGCTTCCCATAAAACAGTCATAAACTATATCGTTTTCATTACTCCAACTAATTATATGGTCATTAACAAGTTTTTCTGGAAATATTGCAGGATGACCATAATTAGTCCCAGCTAATACCGTTTCCCAAACATTCGATTTAATTTTAAATTCTTTTGTTGGTATGGTTTTATTTGGTTTTCTTATGCTTTCCTTGTTAGTTGATGTTGTTTTTACTATTTGACCAGCGTATTTACATTGTTGTTTTAAAGCATTGAATGTTTTTAACTTTCCTTTAGTTAAAATAAACATTAGTTCATAACTTGGGGTGTATTGGTCTTTTTGTATAAACGGCATTGGGTTGGATTTTTTCCAAACCATAACATCTAAAACCTTAAAACCTATACTTTGAAAATTTAAAGCTTGTTTAAAATGAGTTAGAGTTTTATCCCCATTAACTCTTTTGTCTCCAACAATCCAAACAACTACACCACCGTCTTTTGTTACTCTATAAAGCTCTTTGGCTATGCTTTCAAAATCAAAACTATACCCGTTGTAATCTCTTAAATTGTCGTAAGGTGGAGACGTAACTGTCAAGTCAATAAATCCGTCTCGCATTCTTGACATTGTCTGCAAACAATTTTCGTTATATATCTTATTCGCTTTCATTTTTCTTGCGCGTATATTTTATTGTAAACGTTTGGAGCTGGATTCTCTTGCTCATAATATAGGAATTTTTCTTTATCAAACCACATTATCAGTTGACCTATCTGACCAGCCGAGCGAGGCTTGATTTTATTAAAGTTGATTATGGCTTGATTGTAATTTAAGTCCTCTCGGTGTACCGTTATCATACATTTACCGCTATTAAACCATTCGGATCCTCCTTTCAAATCGTATGGACTCGGCACGCTTCGCTTTCCGTTTATCTTTTCCGTTAGCTTTGGATGAATGATTGTATGTAGATGCAATTCGTTATCCTCTGCGATTTGATTACGGTATGGTAATACGACCTCTAAATATTGCGCATATCCTCCATATTCGTGATACGGATGGCTTAGGTCTTTCCATGAGTCAATGCTTGCTGTTTGTAATCCTCCTTTTTGTTTAAGCTCAACGGCATAATCAAAGAACTGGAAAGGAGTCATCTTTGCTTTTACATCCTTTTTAGTTAGGATATGGAAGTGCTGAAATATCCAATCTAAGGAGTTTCGTATTTCTCTATCCTTGATTACGTTCCGCTCTTTAGGATTGAAGCTCTTGCCTGTGAGCTTATGAATCAAATCCGCAACAATCTCAACGTTGCTTCCAACATCCGGGAAGTAAACCAAATGCTTCCAGCCATAAAATTTAGAAGTATTCAGAAGGCACTCCATTAGAACTTGCGTTTTTCCGCTCATTGGGAATCCTGTCCAATCGGTGCAGTTGCCCAATTGCATTGAATAGAACTCATGTAATCCTTTCCAGCCTAAATACTTTCCTTTTTGATTGTAGTTGTCTCGGTGTTTAAATATCTTATCAATTATGTCTCCAGTCTCTGTTACCTTGTATCCGTCTATTGCCACGCTGCTTTAAATTTAGTATGTTCACTTTTTGGTTGTTCCTTCTTTAGCCAATTCTTGGCGGTTAAATATAATGATTTGTATTTTTTATTTTGTTTAAAGTTTTC